ACTGGTTGCTGCGGAGTGAATGTGGCTTCAATTGCGTCTTCTAGGGCTTGGCCCTTTTGACGTGCCTTGATAACCGCAGCAATTTTATTTACCATCTCCGACGGGTCTTGTCCCTGTGTTGCCATCGCTGGAATAGCCTGAGCCATTGCAGTAATACCACCGAGTAATGCTGAACGCATATCCTCAATTTCAATTTTCTCAAGTTCTTGAGTTACATTGACAGTGAATGGAAGTTCTCTCATAGCCATGTCACGGCTGATTAACTTACCACCTAGTGCTTGTAGCATGAAGATAAGTCCCTGTGCTGGGTTAAGACCAGCTAGCATACCATAACGAACATCAGCTGAGTAATCAGCCTTGATATCTTTTGATGGCTTGTATGTGATTTCGTAAGGAGAGCCTGAATCTACACCACGAATAGTCTTCTCTTCTGGGTAAATCTTCTCATCAACTTCGAAACAAACCTGAATTACATCGCGTAATGCTGATGCAAAGATTGCTTGTGCTGACTTGACCTGTGTATCAAAGGCTCCCATAAGAGCCTGTACGCCTTGGCCAGTAACAATAGATGCATTGATGTTACCTGTACGTCCCTCAGGATAACGAGCACCAACGCGAAGTTCTTGGTTAAGAAGATTCTGTTCTGTGAATGCACCTTGTGGTAGAGTAAGTTCTACACGGCGTACACCAGCAGGGTTAGCTGTACGAATAACAGCATCTCCACCAAGTTGTAGTTCCTGCACATCTTGTGGAAGAACGATAGGAGCCTGTACTGATTTCTCAGCAGCCTCCATTGCAAGCAACGCGAAGCGGTTGCGTAGCAATTGAATACCTAGTACGTCATCAAACTGTCCGCGTAGTTCGCCATCGATAGATGGCTTACGTGCGATTACAACCATCATCTTACCTAGCGGATTTACCGCATGAGATAGAAGAAGGTTGTCCTTTGATGGGATGTAGATTAGTGATTGGTCTTTGTCGTAGTAGCGAATCATTTCAATCTGATGATTGAGGTCTTGCTTAAAGCCAGATGGCCCTAGTAGCTGACGCTCATACTCAGGAAACTGGGAAACAAGTTCGCCCAATGTCAACATGTACCGTTTTGCAAATGCCACACAACGTCCGTAGCGGTCAAACTCTGGGTAAGCCCCAATAGGATTTTCTACGCGGATACGTGGCAGTTTTGCTTCTTCGTCGAATTCAATAATGAAAGGGACGAAACCATATGTGATGTACCAGTCTGCACCTGAGTACATGTGTACTGCTAGGTCAGAGTGTTGGAAATAGTTTGATGCGATGCGTGTGCGCTTATCGGCAAAGTTGCGAGCGCGGTCGTTGACTGCATTTGCTGCGGAGCAGTTTACTGCAGGTAGCGGAGCCATAACTTCAGACAAGTCGCGTGCGACGATATCAATAAAGTTTGCTACTACGTTTGCATCTACGCCCTGTGGGAAGAAGTCAGGGTATACTTCAGCAATCTTTCCCTTGCGTACTGCAAGGACGTCAAGGTTGCGGGCATCACGTTCGTGGTTGCGCAGACGTAGCGAGGCAACGCGTGCTGCTACTTGCTCCATTGATAATGCCATTGTCATCCTAACCGTATTGCTCTGCCCATTGAGAGGCAAAGGCTTCATCTAATTGTACTGAGCCACGCTGTGACTTCTGATAGCGTGTGGCCCATCTATTGTTTTGGTACTGACCAACTCGTGATGATTGTTGCATCAGTTCACGAACACGAATGACAGCAAACCATAATGCCATCACGCAGTCTGTTGGGTTCTTTGTATCTGGTTTCCAAGTAATCAACTGTTGAGTCAGGGACTTAAGTCCTTCTGAACCTTCATTACTTGGCATCTCTATAATGTTGTTATCTTGGAAGCGACCATCACGGGTGCTTCCAAATAGGCTAGCCATAGAAGCTACACCGAAAGATACGTCCCACTTATTTTTGCCAGTGAAGTGTGAATTTAACTGGCAACCGTACGAAGCCAAGAAGTTCCGCAGGTCATCATCCATAGCATAGTACTTCTGATGTGCGTTGATTTCGACTCTGAACTCTTGAGGTTTGTATTTCTCTACCCACTCATGAATAAGAGCTGTTTCTTTTTGAGGAGTAGGGTCAACCATGTTGACACAATCTAAAACATATACCTTGCCATCGGCTCGGTTGTAAGTAACGGCCACGAATGCTGAACGTCCAGATACAGCAGGGTCAAAACCAATGACAGTGTATGTAGACTCTATGTGTCGCGGGTGTCCTGGAGTATCCGATTTAAGCGGTCCGCGCTTTCGCATACCGTTAACACATCCTGCAACGACTGTTGGCGAGAATATAGAATCTTCTTGGACGTCTTCTTGTTGGTAGACCATAGCCCAGACAGATGGCGCAACTTCAGAGCGTCTCGTAAAGAGAGAGGGTCCATCCCATTTCGGATAAAGTCCATCGGCATCAGGCTCGTCAATCTCATTCTCTTGCTGTGTTGTCTTAGGCCAGAGAGTTTTCCAGTTGTCTGGCTTCTCGTCAAACTCTAACACAGCGGGCTGGGAAAAGTAAGTAAAGGGTGACTTGCCGCCAGTCCACTGGTCAGGGTCACGAATCATTTTATATAGGTCAATTGGTGATACGCGTGTGCCTACAACCAAAAGCTTACCGTGTCTACCTAGACGAGTGATAACTTCCTTCTGCAGCCATTCAATCTGCTTTTCCCACTCATGGGCGTTGGAACCCATCACTACGTCATCAAGGATAATCAGGTCGGCACGTGCTCCGTAAATCTGAGACCCAAAGCCTAGGGCTTGAACGGTTGGGTCTTTCTCTCCAGAGTCTCGACCTGTTCCCAGGTAAATCATATCAGCTGACCATTGAGTCGCATCTGCCTTATAACCACCACTAGGGCCGAAGGCCACCTGTAGTTTTGTATAGGCTGGGTGTGAAAGTCTTGTCTTGATAGCACCAAGGAACTTGCGTGCCATACCCTGGGTCTTAGAGACTACAATGACTCGGGCATTAGGGTTTGTTACAATTTTGTAGACGACATAGTTAGTCGTGATGACCGTAGACTTGGCATGCTCAGGTGGCACGTTAATCAGTACACGGTTGGCAGCCCCAGGTTCGTAGGTCATAGAGGGGTGAATCCATCTAGGTTCTTTGCCGTCAATCAAATCTACCCAGTCGAGGTGGTGTTCAAAAAGCTTAGTGTCTAGGAACTGCTCAGAGAAGTCAGGAAATGATATGTCCTTGATGTCCTTCAGGTCGGCCTTAACGCCCTTACCTTCTAGGCGGGCCTTCTCAGCCCGTTCTTTAAACTCAGGTTCATTCATTGTCCATTGGCGGTAAGTAACCTCATTACGGCCTACAGCGTTCATAGCGGCCGTTATAGTCGAACCCTCGGCCAGGGTCAGGAGTACCCGCTCTTGGGCTTCCTTCTTGGAGATATCTACCTTACCAGGCTTGCGTCCCATCAGTTATATCCCCTTATAAACCCATATTAAACACCCGTCAGTAAACGGATATAACTATCCCATTATATATATTATATTATATATTATATAAGTCGCGGAGCCTTAAGCGGAGCGACTCTGTTATGTATTTATATACATAATAGATAACCTGTTCAATGTACTAAAACCGAACAGCTGATTTAAATATATTTTTATTATATAGGGCGATATATATAAAAGCCCTGGTCACAGGGCATATGGGCCCCATATAACAGAAAATTATTACGGGAGACATAATATGTTACGGGGCCCCAAGTTAAAACACTCTGGGCTCAAATAGACTTATCGACTTGTCAATTTATCGACTTATCTACTTATCGACAAGGTATTGTCTCTCTATTATGGGTAGACAGATAGGGTATTAAATGTCTAAGTATAATTAAAGAGTTTATTCTTGGACAGACTATCCCCCATGTGTCCAATTATCCCCCCCAATTATTATGTGAGAGACATCACACTATTATCTATTGACAAGCGAGAGAGAGTGAGTTACACTACGCGACTTCCAAAATAGGGGTGTGACGTACATCACAATTAGAGTGTGACCGACATCACATGGTTTCGACTTGACACGCCTAGTCTTATGGGGTATTGTTCTCCTTGTCATCAGATAGAGAGTGTCCCTCTCAACAGATAACACGACACGCCGAGAGTCTTACAGGACTTGACAAGTGTCCGAGAGTCTGATAAAGTACTCTCAACAAGTTAGAACCCCGATAGGGAGCGTCCCTAACTTGACAAGTCAATAGAGTTTAGATAGTCTCCACTAGTTACTAGTAGCAGCAGGTCGCCTGTGGTAACAGGACACTATCTAAACCTAACTTGACAAGTCCGTAGCGATAGGCTAAACTAGGTGCAAGTCCTAGACGGACACTAGACTAGAGAGATACTCTAGCCTAAGCATGAGAGGCACGACATGACCTACAACCCTTACGGGGGTTTAGGTAGTATCGTAGTCACGCCACGCAAGGTTCACGCGTCTGATAGACGCTTGGGCACTATCGGGGCACGACTAACCGACACTAAGCATGGTAAAGCCGTACGCATTAAGCGTACACGCACACGCCACGCCGTCACGACCAACCGACCTAAGGTTGAGCGCGTACTACCGACCCTTAGCGAACAAGAACAAGAACGCCTAGCGCGCGAACTTGCACTAGCAGAACGCGAACGCGAGTTCCGCGCCACGCTCCCAAGCGTACACATAGACGCGAACGACTAAGAATTACGCCACGCCTAGCGATAGGCTACATAGGTTCACGACCTAGCGTGGCACGACTTGACAACACCGTCAAGTCATGATAAGATAGGGGTACTTAGTGACTAGCGAAAGCGACCCACGCAAAGACAGGTTTTGGACTTGTCCTAAGTGTGGCAGACTTAATCTAGGCGCATGGTGTCCCTGTGAGAGAGGTTAGACATGGTACTTTCAATGGGTGACATGCTCGCGCTACTAATAGCCTTAGTATCGGTGAACATGGTACTATTGGTAGCGTTCCGTAGGGTGTACGTCTTAGAACGTAGACTACGCCGATACGAGGGCTACTATGACGCACGATAACCTACTATTGAACCTTACACAACGTGAGGTCGAGGTAATCCGCATGGCACTTAGAGTGCAAGAGGATACCCATAAGCGCAACGATTTCACTCACCTATTGGTAGAGGTACAAGACTTGCGCTCCAAGATTGCAGACATGATTATTGACAACGCACGTGAATTGACAAGGGCATAACACTATGCTATACTACAACTACAAGATGACGAGAGGGGGTGAGATACATGGAAAATGATGACAACACTAGAGAGTGTACGACTTGCTCTAGTACGATAGATGACGGTGACGAGATAGTCATGAACGAGCACGCTTACTGCACAGATTGTGTGTTTGTATGTGAGGATTGTAGTGACGTCAGAGATAGCGAACAGCGCATAAGCGTTGGCGTTATGAGTTACTGTGAGGATTGTGCTAGTTACTGTCAGCGTTGCGAGGACGGCATGGATAATGACTCTAGTCGTACCGTAGATAGAAACGAGTCATGGTGTGAGTATTGTTACGAGAATTACAGTTACTATTGCGACTCGTGCAACGAGTCGTACTCAGGTGACTGTACCTATGTACAGGATACGCCATACTGTGAGCGTTGCTACGAGGACGAGTGTTACTGGTGCGAGGATTGCGACGAGTCATACCCTAATGACAATCGTTGCGACTGTAACGACGGTGAGGGCAGAAATGGTTGCTGTCGTGGTAGCCGTACAAGCGGTACTATCCACGACTACTCATGCAAGCCTAGCCCTATCTTCAAGGGTAGTAACAAGCATGGTATGTATCTTGGCTTCGAGTTAGAGACAGAGACTCAAGCGGTAGAGGGTGCTGCTCGGTTTGCTTCCGCAAACCTAGATGGTGTAGCATACCTCAAGCATGATGGTAGTATCGGTAGTGGGTTCGAGATTGTAACTCACCCACATACTCACACAGAATACAGAGAGAACAGTAAGTTACTATGGAATACCATAGATAAACTACGCACAGACTATGGTGCTAGGTCATGGGATACAGATACCTGTGGCTTACACATACACCTAAGCCGTAGCGGTTTCAGTAGTGGCGCACACCTTCACAGGTTCATAGCCCTAGTGTACCACAATGCACCACAGATGATGAAGTTTGCTGGTCGTAAGACTAGGTTCGCTAGGTTCAATGATGTGTACACCTTTGATGAGTACGACAGACCTGTGTTCTCAATCAAGCACAAGACAGGTAACCCAAGCAGGGTTAGTAGCGAACGGTATTCAGCGGTGAACACACAGAATACTAACACAATAGAATTGCGCTTCTTTAGAGGCACAATGAATACAAGCGGTGTGCTAAGTGCCCTAGATTTAGCACAGGCTATGGTAGAATACACTAGGGAACTACGACTAGATGATGTCAAACTTGGCATGCTATCTTGGGACTGGTTCGCTGACTATGTAGCGTCCAACAATGGACTCTACCCCGACCTATACTCTAGGCTGGACAAGATAGAGGCAACAGACATACACAACAAGATACAAGCAGACGCATAGGGAGATGATACAATGTGCTTACTAATTGTGTGCGAGCCAAACTCCACACCTAATAAGGCAGACTTACACGCTGGTGCGTGTAGTAATCCACACGGATTTGGATTTGCTATACACGCTGGCGATAAGATAATCTCTGAGCGTAGTATGTCTGCCAAGAAATCTATTGCACGCTTCTTGGAATTGCGCAAGCAATACCCTGAAGGCTACGCCATGTGGCACGCACGATACGCCACACATGGTGTTAAGAACGAGCAGAACTGTCACCCATTCGTGGTTGGTGGTGATGAGCGTACTTACCTAGCACACAACGGTGTGCTTGACATAAGTATCGGCAAGTCTGACAAGCGTAGTGATACGCGTGTCTTCGCTGAGGACACACTACCTAGAATTGGTGGCGTGTCTGCACTTGATGATGATAATGTATGGATAATGGCTGAGACTTGGGCTAAGGGTAGCAAGATTGCTATCCTAACATGTGACCCAGCAGCCAAGCACCCTATGTATCTACTCAATGAGTCGTCTGGTTCATGGGACAACGACGGTATCTGGTGGAGTAATCAGAGCCACAAGCGTAGTACCTACGCGATACCAACAAAGACCCAAGCCAAGGACTATGATGACAAACTGTGGGACTACGCAGTAGAGGTAGACTTAGAACTCTGCCCCTTCTGCGAGTCAGCAACAGATGTAACAGACAACCCATACTATTGCAACCTTTGCCAGTCATGCTATGACTGTGGTATAATGATAGATGATTGTCTGTGCTATACACCCAACAAAAACTGGCAAAGCATACGAAGCCTTGCCCATTTACAATACGACTACTAAGAGAGGCACTACAAACAAATGACTACAACCCAAACAATCCTTGGTCTTGCTGAGGAATTACGCATTATCGCTGACGAGATTTCGTACAACGCGTTCGACTCATCAAGCGACTACCCTAAGCGTGGCACTATCGTGAAGGCACTACCTACACAAGCACGCTTCAAGCCTAAGTCTATGTGGGTATCACTAGGCAACGGCACATACCAGCACCTTACTGGTAGCAAGCGACTGGTCACTACACATGACCGACTTGACGGCTACACAGAAGTAGTGTTCGAAGCGTAACAATATCACCTGAGTATGTGTATAAACTACTCACTAACATTAAGAGAGAGGATAGACAATGAACATTGTATGGAAAGCAGAGTTATCAAGGGAGATGATGTCTCATCTATCACTTGACAAACAGAACGAACTTATGAGAACATTAAGTGAGCAGGTAGATTTTATTGCTGCTGCTTACGAAGTAGGAAAGGAGTTCAAGCATGAGCTACGAGCCACCACTTGATGATGACATAGCACTAGGCAACGACGAACTATGTGATGATTGCGGTAACCTTATGAGCGAGGATACCTGCGGTGAACCTGATGTAATGTACGAAGAATACTTCGAGAGTTAGGATTAACAATGCAAGGTCTATGTAATGGTGATGTGAACCCTGACTTGTGGTTCTCTAAAACACTACACAATACAATACGAGCAGTAACTATCTGCTCTTACTGTCCAGTTACAGAAGCGTGCAAGGTCGAGGGCATGAAGCCTGAGAACATAGACTATGGAGTATGGGGTGGCACGCTATCAGGTGAGCGACTACTAGAAGCAGGCGAACCTATTGACACACTAGACAGGGCACAAGCATTAGCCCTTGTCACTAAAGTTAGAGATAGGATTAGCCAATGAAGACACTAAGTTTCTTGCTGCTTGTATTAGCAGTATTCTTTGTATCAGACAACTCAACACAAAGCACGAACACAACAGACAAAGTCGTGCAAGTTACTTGGAGTAAGTCAGATAGCAAGGCATACGCTAGAGATAAACTCAGCGAGTGGCAAGATAAACAGTGGGCTTGCCTCAACAGTTTATGGGGGAAAGAGTCAGCGTGGAAGCCTGATGCTTACAATAGCGTCAAGGTTATGGGGAAGCACGCAGGCGGTATCCCTCAACTGTTGGGGCTTGACCCTGCTACACCAGCACCACGACAGATAGAGCGTGGATTGGATTATATATACTACAGATACGGTACGCCATGCAAAGCATGGTCATACTTTACAAAGAGAGGTAACTACTAATGAGAGAGACGGACGAGTACAAGGTACTATGTATGGCATGTGATAGACCAATCAAAGGTGAGTCACTAATCGTACCAGTACCAGCAAAGGGCAACAGACCAGCTAAGCAGCACATGTTCCATGTGTCAGGACAGGCATGCTCTGATGCAGCACCAAGCAACAACATTATTTATTCTCGACACGAAGCACATAGAGGTGTTAAAGTTGGCTAAGCATGTGACTGAGATGAAGCCTGACTATACGCAGGCTATGGACATACGCGGTGAACCTACTATCGTATGTCCTTGTGGCTGTGAGATATGGAACCTCAAGACTATGTTCGATGATGATGGTGAGATTGGTATGTATTTCCTTGACATGGAATGTGCTGAGTGTGGTACACTAGCAACAGCACCAACACCTATAGACACGGAGGAAAGTTATGAGTGAGTTCTTACATGAGATAGTAAGAGAAAGAAACTTTAATCAAGATGCAATGGAATCAGTAAACACTTGGGTTGACCCATGGGATATACCTATCCCATATGCATTAAACATGCAAGGTAATCTTATCGATGATATTATTCAGCGTGATAATAGAGAAAGAGATAACAATGGCTAGTTATGAATACAAATGTGATGCTGACTCATCAGTCATCACTGTTACTAGAGGCATGACAGAGGATGAGATTGTCCCTTACTGTGACACATGCAATGAACCAATGTCCAGACTATACAGTGCGCCACCAGTTAAGTTCAATGGTGTTGGCTTCTATTCAACAGGAGGTTAAGATGGATTGCCTATGTAATAATGGCGGTTGCTCCGCCTGTGAACCAACCAATGATGAACTTCAATTTGCTAGCATGAAAGAGATTGAAGAGTTCTATGACATACATAGTGAAGACTTGTATGTTGACCCAGCAGAGTTAGACCTAGAAGACATTGAGGATTTCCTTGATGAGTAGATATAAAGCAACTAAGTTCTCGGTTGTCTTTTTAATTATAGCATTGCTAGGAGGAACAGGAATTTATCTATCCCTGTTCTTCCTAGCGATGATACTTCTAGTCGGTAACTTCCTCTGAAAGAGTGGCTCCCTCTGTCGATGTACTCTCTTTGTCGACAGAGGTTGAGTCCTCATCTCTGAATGGTTTATACCCACCCATCTTCCCAATCATACGATTGAGCGCACGCTTGGTACGCATACGAGCAGCATCTTCAGTACCTAATTGCAGTATGTTTGCAATCTCTTTATAATCCATTGACTCAGCATAGCGTAGAAAGATTATACGCCTGTCATCTTTAGCTAACTTCCAATAACCCCAGTCAACTTCAATCATCATTGCCATTAGGTTACCGCCTTCAGATGGTGCTGATGTGCCACCTCCACCACCCATATTCAATTGCGGTGTGATAGTTATGTCTTGTCGTAACACAGCAGGCAAGATTGCTTCAACAACCTCAGGTGCATAGTAAAATAAATCAGATACCTCATAGCCTAGTGACTTGGCTTTCCAACGCTGACAATAATCCAACGCTTGATTGCGCAATGAACGATACAATAAGTTCTTTGCATCTCGCTTGCCTATTGCTTCCCAATCATCTAACTTATTAGGGTGCTCAGCAAACCATTCATACAATGACTGCTTGATATCATCATACTCTACCATGCTATACTTGCGATGGTACTCTGATGCTACTGCTATTACAATATAATCCCAAGGTTCAATGCGTTGCCAGTTCATCTGCCATTGCTTTCTTATATAGTCTTGTCGCGGACATTAAATCATCTACAGTAATTAGGTATCCCTTACTAATGTTTGGTGGGATGTTACACGTAATATCACGGCCAAACTCTTTCACCGCATAGCGTAACGCATCTGTCGGTACAATCAACGTACTTTCTTCTAACACAAATGCCCAGTATGCTGCCTCAGTTACACCTAATCCTGATGGTGCCCAATCCTCAATCTTCTTGAAGTAACATTCAGTTTCAATGTATAGATTGTTTGTCTTGGCCCACTTGCGGTCACGCTTGACTTCTACTGTGCGTCCACCAGTAAGCAACTCATCTACTAACTGCTCACCCTTGCGCCCGTATCCAAAATCTAAATCGAATGAAGATTTATTAGTCATTGTCCCATTGCTTTCGTAGAACTAGCAACCCAATGATTGCATAGTTAGCCATATCCTTGAATGAATCTTCTAAGGATTCGTGCTCAGGGTTTGCACCACTGTCAATCAGGTTATTGATTCGTGCTAACTTATCATGCATTCGTACGCGCAAGCCATTGATTGCACCGCCAGGTGCTTGCGATATATTCTTAGGACCATAGTCTTTATGCTTACTCAACAACAAGTCAGAGAGTTCTTTGATTGTGTTGCTCAAGTGCACTTCTATATGGACTTCGCGTACAATAGAGGTATCGCTAAGGTTATCTTTAGCTGACCGTCTACCTTCTGATACGACTCTATCTTCAATCCCAGTCCTGATACGTATTGGATAATCTGCCATATCTCCTCATTCTCCATCTTCAAGTAAGTGTTTGAGTTCGTCATCAATCCCTGCCATACTAGTGCCAACAATCATATCTTCAATCACATCAACTATCACATCAGGTTCTGTCTCTGCCATGAATAGAGTCATGAATGTATCCTGTGTTATCTTCTCAATTAATTCAGGTTCATTAGAATGTTTATACATACATTTAAGTAATGACCCTACCATTAAACGATAACCATTAGGTAAGATTAATGCTGGGTCAAACTCTTCATCATCTTCTAACAAGTGGTCAACTGCTTCGAATACATCTTCAAATGTCTGACCACATTGTGGGCAAGGGTGTATCTTATTCTTCATTAGTTAGTCCCATCTTTTCTTTGATGAACTGTGCACCATATTTAGTATAGGCTGAGTTAACATCTTCTCCATCTCCGAAGGAGACAGTTGTTACTGGAAGTTCTCTTGCCAAACTGTTTGCGAACTCACGCCCTGGGGCATCACCATCAGCAAAGACAAAGACTCTTTCAAAGTCTGCAAGTAATCTTGTATAATGTTTCTTCCAACTGTTAGCACCAGGAACTCCAACACATGGAACACCAATCAAGCGGGACATAGTAAGGGTATCTAACTCTCCCTCGCATATCCCAATCCAATCACCAGCACGTTCAATGTCAAGTACATTATACATACGAGTATCACTACCAACCATGCCCATATACTTTGGTTCAACAGCAGGGTTAAGAGAACGGAAACGCAAGTCAACAACACCAGTCTTTGTAATGTACGGTATACTGAGTCGTCCAGTATACTGTTCATGTCCTGGCTCAGGCTCCGCGACTACGCCTAATCGTGCCAACCGTGCCACTTCCATTGTGATACCCCTGCTTCGAAGGTAGTCTTCGGCCAGATGAATACTTTCCTGATACTTCTTTGATGCTATGCCCAAGAGTTCCTTCTGCGAACTTTGCTGCTTCATGTATGTCGCACCTTTCCTGTTGTGCAATAATCTGTAAACTATTTCCTTGTACACCACACGCGAAACAAACAAAAAGATTGTTATCTAAGTTAGCTGTACCTGATTGATGGCTGTCCCCATGGAATGGACACTTAAGGTTTGCTTGTCCATGGTCACGAAGAATACTAGCACCGTAGTGTTCAAGCACTGACTTGATGCTAGGTAAATCATTCACCGAATATATCCCCTAATCTAAATACCAAGTAGGCGTCCGCAATGGCTTTGCCTCTCGCTTTAATGATGAGCGCAGGTGTAATCTGGTCTCTCGATAATCCTCGGGCTTCAGCATAATGCGTTGCTTCCAACTGCGCTTCTCTGGTCCAACCACTGAGGTCGACTTTGTTTCCTGCACCTGGGGCTTTTGCTTCAATGACTCCAATCGAGCCAAGGAAATCCGAAGAGACAACAATATCTCCTTCATCTCGTGCACCTGTTCTTGCAAGTCGTTCAGCGTTGTATCCATTTGTGCGAAAGTAATTTCGTAAGTCTGTTTCAAAGGTTGCTCCTCTAGCCTTATGGCTTTTTCTAGTTGTCATATCTACACATTCTCTGGTATGTCGTCGATGAACATATACTCTGGATTAAAGGCTACCCATGTCATGAGTCCTCCTCCTGCATCAGCTCTACCGTATCTATTCTTAACAGGTGCAACACCCATAGAAGTACCAACAACGCCGAGGGTACATATAAGAGCAGGAAGTTGAGCAACCTTGCCCTGAATAGCGGAGCGCGGTTGACACGGGCTACCTGGGACAGCCTCCGAAGTGTGGTGTAGTACAACCACTGCAGCGTTAGTCGCTCTCGCAAGATACTTTAACTCCTTCATTACTGCTCGCATAGATGCGAACTCTTCGCCACCATCGGTGGCTACGTCCATTAAATTATCTACTACAATAAGAGTTGGTGGGCAACCCCATAGTTCTTCAAATGCTTGCACCTCTTCATCAATATCCTGAAGTGTTGGTGCTGATTCAAATGACCATACAATATGTGAACCCTTAGCAAGTGTTGCCTTAGTCCAGCCATGGTCCACATTCATTAATGCTTCTACATCTGATTGAGACTTACCTGAAATCATTGAGGCTAATCGCATAGCCATAGTGTGTGCGTTGGTATCTGCTGAAACATAAAGTGTGGGGACTTTCATTTTCAAAGCAAGTGCTAGTGCTAGTGTTGACTTACCTACTCCAGGCGCAGCGGCGAACATCGAAACCTCAGAACGCCTGATGATAATCTTGTTACTTTCGAATGCCTTAAAGCAACTAGGGAGCGGTTCTCCACCAATACTGGAACGACCAACTGAGCGGACAAGTGTACGCATTCTTCATCATTCCCTTCTTTATAGAAAGAACGCAGCCACTTCTGTGGTACGTTTCGGTAGCTGCGTTCTCTCATCTATTTAATTAAAACGGTGCGTCTGTCATTGCCTTGCGGACATCTACATTGAAGTGCTTAAGTGTCTTACCACCACCACGGTCTTCAATAGATATAAACTTAACAGCAAGATAGTCACCCTGTTCAGGGCGCTTATCTGCCAGTGCCATCTTCAATCGAACCTGGCCTGCTGTTAGCGTACGCTCACCTTCATTGGTATGAAGTACAATCTTTGGTGCAATAGTACCATCGTCCCATGTCTGAAGACCGACACTTAGTACTGTTCCTTCTACTGAGTCACCGATGCTTTTGAAATTAACATAGGCCCCACTTGATTCATTCTTGAACTCAGGATTATCCCAGATGCTCATTGTTTCCCTCTCGCTAGTTTACTGGCTTGCATTGGTCAGGTGTTCCCTGAGGAGTTGGGCATGCCCAGAAAGCGTAAGGCTTTCCAGTGTTCTTGCTCACTCCCTGTCGGAAGATTCGTGCTCCGTGGATGCACGTTGGGCTCGCTGTCCCTGATGGTGTTACTGCGCTTGGTGGAGGTGTAAGTAACGGAGCCTGCACCTGGGGTGGAGCGGAGTAAGTGGATGGCGCTGTGCCTAGAGTTGAAGGCGTGGTCCCCAAAGGGGCTGCATTGTAAGCACCAACAACCAATCGTTGTACGGCTGCTACTTGCGTTGAGTAATCACCGATGCCTTCTAGTAAAACGCTGAGTTCATCAGCAGTGTTAGCACGGATATTAATCATATCCCCAGCAGGTGTCTTGTATGATACTTGCAGTTTCCATTCTTCCATTTGTTATCCTATCTTCGTTGAGAACTGACAGTGTGCTGTTAGTCCACATTTGTATTGGCAGTTGTTTGTGTTAGGTAAAAAGATTCCAGCCTTGCGTGCTTTATCAAAACCTGATACAAGATACTCAAGCTTATCTTCAGTGTACTGTTCAAGGCTTACTAATGGTGATACCCCATGCTGGCGTGCCATCCAATAAGTCCCCCACTTAATATCGATTCCATAGGTCTTTAACAAACCTATCTTATAGAATCCGAGTTGCAGTGTATTGGTTGGTGTTTGCTGAGAGGTCTTCAAGTCGACGATGACTAACTCGCCATTGACTTCAAACACTCTGTCAAGAATCATCTTGACTGGCACGCCAGCAAACTGAGGTAACATCGCTAACTCGATTGCTGGTATACCATCTGGAGTCTTCCAGATTTTCCAGTCAGGGTTAGCCTTGCGCCAGTCGATATAAGCTTGCACCCATCGAGGACCAGCATCTTGCCAGAAAGCAACGTTCTCTTTATCTGGGTTTGCCTTGGTTGCCCTGCCTCCAACACGTGCGTTGGTTAGGTCAGTGTCACCAAGTTCCTTAGCCCAGGCCTTCTCCCATAATTCATTCTGCATTTTCAAAGTCCCACATTTCTGTTGCTGTGTGGAAGGCACTGCCCCCTACTGACCAGACTGATGGAGCCTCAGGTACCTGTAGCAATCGCCCAAGGTAGTACTGATATCCACAGTCAACATAGGTGCTGAACGCTGAGTAACTCACGTGTTCAGGTAGTTCGTAATCTCCAAGTTGTATGCTCATGTCCAGATTATAGACATATTAGTGTCATGTTGTCAAGCTTTTTTTACACTTGACAAAGTCAGCTTCCTGTGTATAATTGATATTAATATATTATATAAGAAGCCCTTAAGGGGCTTCTATATAGTATATAATAATATATATTATATAGGAGAATAAACTATGTTGCAAGCTTTTACTGCAGTACTACTAGCACTTGCTGTTCACGATGTATTCTATGAACTGATTAGCAGATACCAGAACTACAAATTTAAGAAACATATGAAGGACTTCCATGACTATCTCGAAGACTGGGAAGCAGACGACGAGATTTAAGGCATAACAAAAGACCCCCCAACCTAGGGTGATTACCTTAGGAAGGGGGGTTTCTTGTCTCTATGGGCCTGCTAGGGCCCTTTAAAGGGTATTAAATCTTAGGCTTACTCTGCACAGTTCCAGCAGTGAAGGCTGTGATAACTGCTAGGATTGACCCTGAGTCCACTGCAAACTTCAATGCACTCCATGTTACCAGTGCTGCTGTGACGGCAGTCACAACTGACTTCCAGTCTTTAAAATCTACCTTCATTATTTACTCCATTTCGGTCTGCCAAATCCCACAACATGGGCTGTGAGTTTGCGCTTGTTGGTTTTCTTGTATGCTCTGATACGTACTGCAACTTCTCCACCATTGGCTTGTGAGCCTTTGGCTTTCTTCTCTGGTGATGTATTGCCTTCGATAGTGGTAAGGGTACCATCAAGGTTATCTTTAAGTACAATCCCTACATGTTCAACTGCAGCACCACCCTCGACAAAATCAAAGAAGACTATATCGCCAGGTTTAGGAGAGGCTGTCTCAGCATTACTCCATGCACCCGTACCTTGGAATGCGGCAACCCCACCTGGTGTCCATACTACGTTAGGCATTGACTTAAACCCAGCCTGTGATGCACACCACATTACAAATGAACCACACCATGGTTGCCCATCATGCTTAGTAAACTTGCCATACTTGGTATGATTGTTACCTTCTTCGATAGTCCCAACCTCTGCCTGTGCAACCTCAAGGAACTTATCTACTGTTGTCATTTTCTAACTAACTCCATTACTAAATCATGTAGAGTTTCAACCTTTGTTTCAAGGCGAACTACTGAATCTTTAAGACTTGAACCACCATTAGGCTTAAGTTCGTATAGGTAATGCTTAACCAACCATCTCACACCACCACTGAAAGCGGTAGCAATTGCTATGATGGATACGATTAGTCCCGCCCAATTTGCTGGTGTCATTTGTTGCGCTCCTAGGAGTTATAGTGTTCGGATTGTGAGTAGTAATATTCCACCGAAGCCAGAGAATCTTTTATCGGATGGTGTTCTATTGATGAACTGCATTGATTCAATTAGACCTGAGTATGCTTCTCCAGTTCTAAAGTCTTCAACAAGTACTGTATCACCAGCACTTTCTGTTTTTTCTAATTCAAGTAACTTATCATAGGCTGCATTTTCGTAGCCAACTTGTACCCCGTATGAGTCTAACTCTCTATCAAAGCATGCCAATGGATACTGGATAAGGCGTTGACGTGGGATTGCTGGCAATGCTTTTAATTGGTAGCCTCTGAATACGGGTCCTTTAGTAACATCAGATACTGAGCGTGCTAGAGTAAACTTAAATGATAGAGATTCTTGGGCACCAACAGGATAAGGAATACCAACCTCTGATGTAGTACTACCCTCTGAGAAGTTTCCAACTGTATATTCAGCACCTAAGGAATCAACAGACTTGATAGTCAACCCACCAGTAGAGGTATCAACACGTGGCTTTAGTGTTTTAAATACCTTGCTCTCAAGTGTATTGTAACGTATTTTACCTGTAGTTAGGTAGCCACTACTCATAAGACTTGCTGAATTCTCACGGTACACATGGCCATTAGTTGAGTTCGCATATGCTGTGGAGAATGCTAGGTCATCTGTCCCACTAAGGAATGCAACGCCAGTTGTCTGGTGTACTGTATCCCCGTTAGGGTAGTAAAGGTCATTAGCCCATACAAATCTTAGAGATTCAATCTCTGCTGTTAGGTCAATACGAATCAAACCTGGCTCTCCATCAACAGATGTAGCACACCATACAAATCTATCTCGTGCTGCAAAGTCATAGCATGGTTGGCTAGTCTCTACAATTAGTGGACCATAACCAATAGAACCATCAGCAGATATGTTTGCTGCACGAATACCCTTATCAGTACCAATCATCAAGTAATCTAGGTAGTAGAAAATCTTAAAGATTCGCTCACCAACTGGCATCTCAGCTGCAGTAATTGCAGATGTAATTGTTGACGGCATCTCACCAGTAGATGTTGATAGTGTAAACTTTTGAATTGTTGATTGGATTCCATTATAACCAGCTACATAGATTGCTGTGCCTGATGCGGCAATAGATGTATACACGTGTGTTGATGCTGGGTGTGTATACAATGCCGTAGGCATTGATGTCTGTGCTGGTGAGAATTGATAGACTACATTGTTTGCAGCCATGACAATACGGTCTTTAACATATTCCATGGTAGCATTAGTTACAGTATTACCTGTATCTTGGAACATCTGAGTATCTGATGTTGACTTGCTTCCAGTTAATGCTTTTTTATAAACAGTTAATCTTTGATTACCACCAACAGGTCTATTAGTAATCCAATATGCAGTTGTTCCATCATCGCATATTGCATGCACTGGGTTATCTGCTCCAGAGTTGTAGTCAATAAAGTGTGTAATTGTACTAGATGCTGTACCGTTAGGTGTAACAGCAGTAGATGTAACATTTGATGCTGTCTTAGCATATGAGAATGTCGTACTAGTTACAGCGGTAATTTCAAATGTGCCATTGAATGTAGCGTCGACACCTGAGATATCAACCATAGTTCCAATTGCATACTTATGTGCTACGCTTGTTGTAAGTGTTGCAACATTAGATGCCAATGCTTTATTTGTAATCGAGTATGTGATAGGGTTATATACTTTATCAACATCATACTCATCATGCAATAGGATAGCAGGAATTGAGTTGAACTTGATAGAGCGAACAAACTGAAATGGTCGGTCATTGCTAGCAATAGCACCAGTAGTTATATGGTTTTCAATACAAGAGTTTAGTAATGTAACCTTGCCCTTGTTCCATACATCGACACCCTTTGCATCGGCAAATCGGTAACTGATATTCTCGCCAGCTGATGGGTCATAGTAGTTAATGCCATCACCATTATGGAAAGATGACTGAGCGCGTACCCACCAACCAGTAATAGACTGTTCACCTGGTTCATTAGTTTGGTCAATCTGCTGCTTACGATACTGAGCAGTTTCTCTACGATATGGGAACTCATCGCTAGTCATTAAGAAGAAAGGTTGACCGCTGATAGCAATATCATAGGACTCAGCGTTACGAGTGTAAGCTGTTGTTGAGCTTGGGTTACTGAGTGCAAAAGGAATCTTTTCCGTGATATCGTAATCTATTGCCATTGCTCTCCCTAATTACCATTTACCTAGTGGACATGTTGCTGGTTCTAATTTAGTTTTCATATACATGAAGCAACCACATTCCTTACAAGTAGAGGTTAACTCTACAAGTTGAGGGCATGTTTTGCAGATATCAAATCTGCGCTCTGCTTCTTCCTTTGTTGCCCTTGGTGTTCCATTAATCATGTCCCAAGGTTTTACATCACCCATTAGCAAGGAACTTGTGGTGTACCTGGATACCCACCTGTTGAGCATGCAGTGTACGATACACATGGTTCGCCACCGCTCACATCGCTACTAGAGGTGAAGTGCCCACCAGTATTTGTTGTGCAGTACCAAGTCTGTGATGTACCACATGATTGACTTTCGGTTTCTGTTGTGCTGCTAGTTTCAGTGTAAGAAGAACAATCAGATGCTGTACATGTACGAGTTCCAGTAACTGTACGTGTACGTGATTGAGTGCCACCAGAACATGGTGAGTAACCTGACCAATCACCGTATGTATAACTCCATGCACCACATGTAGGTGTACAAGTTGGTGGTGATGGGGGTGTTACTGGTGGAGGCGCTGCAACAACTGTATAAGATGCGGATATTACTCCGTATAATAAATTCAACATTAGGCTGACAAGTCTCCAGTAGCAATAAATGTATTAGTTCCAGTGCAGATAATTGCTGTTACAGAATTCTGAGCA